GAATTTGTGAACTTGCATATGTGACTTTTGATTTATCTTTTTCTGGTAAAAGATTCATAATATTACCTGGTCTAGGATCTTCAAACATAGGCATAGATGTTTTCTCACTTGCTTTTAAAAAATAAAAACCAGACATGTGTCCATTCCAATGTGTATGCAATGTGTGATGTCCACCACCTTTTTTAGCAAACTCTTGAACCCAGAGTTCTGTTGTAAACACTTGATAATTAGTTAAATCAAAACCCATCTCACCTAATAAATTATGAGACGTTGCTCCTATATAATCTTGTAATTCTTTAAATTTAGGATCACCAATTAAAGTAGTAGAATGAAATACGTGACCCATATCACCCTTATCACCAAACTTTTTATTTCTTTCGCCTATTTGTTTTTTTAAATTTTTTTGTGAATCTTTTATATATTTGTCAGATGCTTTATTTAATTTTTTAACAAACTTAGGTTCGTCAGCCCACCATATAGGACATTTAAAATACTC